GTAACGAAATAGAAAGACAAACTCAAACTTGGTACAGAAGAACTGCTAGACTAGCTAACACTTGGTTCTTGCTAGCTTTGAATCCTAGATTTTTAATGCTACAGGCAATGCAACCACTTCAAATGTTACCACACAAACTAGCTGATATGTCACAACAATTCAGAGGTAGTAACACGATTGATGCTACAACTCACGCATATTACTCATACGCAGAGGGAACTATAAGCGTATTTAAACCTGATGCATTTGGTAGAAAACTAACTAAATCTGCACTAGAACAAGGTGTTATAACAGAGGCTATGTTAAGAGAATATCTAGGAGAAATGTATTATCAACAAGGCAAAATTACTCCTAGAAGATTAGGTCCTTTATTTAAAGGTGTGGTTAGCGGTGTGGCCCCTGCAGGATTTATGGAAAAATTTACAAGACTGCAAGCTGTACATATATTTGGACAGCATATGAAAACTTTAGGATTTAAAGATTCAACCATACTAGAGCAAGCTCCTTATTTAGCAAATAAATACATGACAGAGTATCACGGTTTAGAAGCCCCAATGATGTTTAACTCTTTAGGAGGATTCTCCAGACCGGCAAGATTATTTAGAACATTTGCTCACAACAACTACGCACAGACTGTAGAAGCTATAGGTAAAGCTAAATTAGGATTATTGAGAGTAGGAGGGAAAAGAACACCAATACCTGTGGTAAAAGGTAGACCTGCTCAAATGGCTAATTTTATAACTAGTCAAGCTATATTTGCAGGACTAAAAGGTATCGTAGGTGTAACGGGAGTTGATTTCATAATAAAATTACTTAATAAAGTAGTGGGAACAGATTATAAAACTCTTAGTAGCCACTTAATTGAATTAGGGCTACCTGATGTTTTTATATTTGGAGGGCCCTCTGCAGCAATGCAAATGGACATAAGTAATTCTCTACAGGCTCCTTCCACAGACCCAACAGAGTTTATAACATTTCCTAGTTTAGAATTTGCAGTTGACATAATAAAGTCTGTTAGCAAACTAGGTAATTACTATTTAAATTATAAGTTGTCTGAGGAACTAACAGGAGAACCTTTACTGGATATAAGACTGCCTGCACCATCAGATGTTAGAGATTCTTGGAAAACATTAGCTCCTACATTTTATCATGGTTGGATAGAAGCTTGGTTTCAAAATCCTGCTAACGAAGGTGTTTATATTAGAAAGTTAAGAGGAAATATAACTAGAGAAAATGAGGACTGGAGAGCTAGAAAGTTTGCTATGCGTTCACTCAGAGAAGCAAAACAAATGCTTTTTATGTATAATTTAAGACAATCTAAAGCAGCAAAAAAATTAAATAAAAGTAGTTGGTCTACACTTGGTGCAGAATTATTAATACAGTTCGATTATGATGTTACTAAACTTCCTCCATGGTGGTGGGATTTAGGTATAGAAAACGGATATTCAGAAAATGATGGTGATTCTTACAAACAAATTAAAAGAAAAGCAGACTCTATTCTTGAAGGAATTATAGAACAAAAAGCAAGAGGTGGGTTTACGAAACAAGAATTAAAAGAATTAGAACTAATGGAAAAACTAGGAATATTTTAAAAAATAGGAGGAAATGTAATGGGTGGTTTACCAGTTGAAATGATAACAATGCTAGGTTCTAGCCTACTGGGGGGCATGATGTCAATCTGGGGGCAAAGCATCAAAGCTAAACAAGAAGAACAGAAGATGCTTATGGAAAGAGCAAACTTCCAAATGAAATCTATAGAAAGTGCAAGAACATATGATAACAAAGGTTTTCAATGGACCCGAAGAATCATTGCACTAACTGCAGTATTTTTTATTATAGCTTGGCCTAAATTAGTGCCAGTGTTATTTGATGTGCCAGTTATTCTAACATGGACAGAATTTACAAATGGATTCTTATTCTTAATAGATAAAAAAGAAATACTATTAGACAGAGAGTTCTTAGGTCTAGTAATTACACCACTAGATACTCACTTGATGTCTGCTATTGTTGGACTATATTTTGGTGGGAGTTTAGTTAAGAAGTAATGGTATTAAACATAACCATACCGGTTGGTAGAAAACCCGAGCCTGATATTAAGATAAAGGAAAAGCCTCAAAAAAAGAGAGATTTACTTTTACTTAAACAGGAGGAGGGTTTGAAACAAAAGGTATATGATGATGCAGATGCAAAATTTATCCCAAAAGGTTCGTCAATAAAAGAGGACAGCACGATAGTGTACCCTGACGGTAGAGTTGGAGGAAAAGCAACTATAGGATATGGACATAAAGTATTGCCGAATGAGTTTGATACTATATATAAACCAGACGTGCTTGTTTCAAAAACAGATTTAGAGAAGCAACTAGAAAAGGATTATGATAGTAAAAAAACAAACATAGAAAATATTTTAAAAAGTAGAGATATAAATCTTAATGAAATACCTCCTAACGCATTGTCAATATTAGTTAGAAATGCTTTTTGGGGCGTGTCAACTAATTTTCCGGGATATTTTAATAATATGATACAAGGAAATTATGTAAATGCTGCAGAACATCTACGATATTATGACCCTGAAAACCGTCAATTAGGCCCTACTGCCATATACGGTAATAAAAATTTAAGACCTAGAACAGAAAGAAGTATGCAGGAAATATTAGACCTTATCAGGCAATAAGCCTGTTCAGTAAGTCTTGCGTGTCTTTGTGAGTTTTGTTTGTATGTTCTTGTAAGTGTTTAATAAGGGCCCTTAGAATAAAGGGTAAAGGAGTTCTTAATACTTTTTCGTTAACATGGCGACCATCCCAGTTATATCGCATGACACCATATTTTTCTTTAAATTTGTTAATAAGTTCTGTAGTATCAATACACTTCTCATCCCAATAAAAATTATTATCATCAGAACAATACCAAACAGATAAGTTATACAATTCAAAATCATTTTTTGTTATCTTTGGCAATACTCTTTTCTTCATTTTCTTTCACCTCTGTAGCAATAGAACCTAGAATCTGATTAACTTGATTCCATGGTAACGTGGATAAAAAATTAACTATTGCTTGTATTAATTTTTGACTTATTTCGTATTTTTGCATGTTGTTGTTTCTCCTTATGTAGTTGTATATTTCTTAGTTCCTCTGTAATTATCGCAGATAAATCATCATGTAATATTTTTAAGTAACCAAAGAAATTTGTTTTAGTGGATATCTTTATATATCCTTTATCTTTTACTTGTTTTGATTCAAAAGAATCTAGAGACAATAACAAGTCTCCTGTAAATGGGTCCTTAATTATTCTCATATATCACACCATCTTCTGATATCTTAGTTAACTTATTTTTTTTAATTTTATATTTACTATCAGTAGGTATTTCTCTAGTTTCTAAAACATCTTTAATATAATCCTTAAACATTTCAGCACCTTTAAAACCCTGTTCAGGGGGATATAATATATCTTCATTATTCATAAAAAATATACACATATTAGCTACATCTTGAAACGAAACAGCAACACCATTAAATTTCATAATCCTATCGCCCTCTTTTTTTCTTCCTTTTATATATTCAAATTTACCTGACATTAGTTTAACTTATCCCTCCAGTCGTCTAATTTAATTATCTTACTTTCTAATTCATTATTTTCTTTTAATAAATCATAAACATTTCTCCCTAACCCATAAACTAAATCAGGGTCATCTCTAGACAACTGTCTTATTCCAAGAGCTACTATAAATGCTAATTCTTTTTCTGGTGTATCAGGTTTGTATTTAGGCTCTAGCCTACAAGAAAACTTTGTTTTTCCAAACGGAGTTACAAATATTTTTATTGTCGTATCATCTTTTTTAGTCCGTGTCACTTTCTACCATCCTAGGATTATTTACTTCAGCATACCAAACATAAGGAGGATTTGCGGCTCTTGATTGTTGCTGTGGAAGATATTGTAATGAATCTCCCCAACATTTATGTTTGTACTGACAAAATGTGCACACAGTATCTAAAACCTTATTCCCTGTCTCTGATTTGTTAAACTTTTCATTCTTTAATTCAAATTTTCTTTCAAAAGGCTCATCAGTCATCAAAGCCTTTATGTTTCTTCTAGCTCTTCTTATAGCCTTTCTTTTATAATCAGAGTCATTATCAGGAGGTGAAGTAATTAACATTTCTCCTGTTTCTTTATTTACAACAATCCATCCACCAAAATCTTTGTTAAGAGCTTTTGAATATAAATATCCTTGAGGCAGATAACCAAATACATCATTCTCAGCCATTGATTTAAAACCTTTGTTAAATTTATGAATGAAAGAGAAATTAGAAGCAGATTTGATATCGTAAACTTTATCGTCAATTATAATATCATATGTACCTTTGATGTCAAAGTATTTTGTTTTTAATTTTACTTTTCCTTGCAAGCCATTTATTTTTACTTGCACAGTTTTTAGAAGCATAACAACTACTGCTTCTATTATATCTCCGTATAGATTTCTTAATTTACTATTGTAATCATCCGCATAACCAACATTGGAATCGGAAGAATACTTTTTTTCCATCTGTAGTTGACACAAAGGGCGACCAACATTAGACATCCTAATCCTAAAATCAGATTCACGATTACCTGTAAATTGTTTTTGTACGGCTAACAAACAATCTTTAGCAAACTCGTGCTGAATCTTTGGAGGAATCTTAATTGGTCTCCTTTGCGCCTCTACCAAGACAGACTTAACTCTTTCTAGAAAAGTCATTATTTAGTAGATTCAAGTTCTGCAACTATGTCATCATCTAAAACGTCTCCCTTCTGTTTGTTTTTTTCTTTGTATTTGCTCATAACGTATTCGTTCTCAACTTTTTCAGTTTCTCTAAATTTAGTGATAAGTTGTAAGTCGTTATCAGACAAATCTTTTCTTTTAAATGTATCTTTAATTTTTACAACATAATAAGGTGAAGAGTTCTTACCGCCCTCTGCATACACTCTTCTTTCTGTCCCATAAAATTCTAAAATACATCTGCTCATTACACTGTTACGAGCACTCAAGCCTCGTATTACCTCAAGTAAAGGCATAAAATTAGAACCTTTAGCTTCATATAGCATAGGCTCTTCTGTAATAGATACTTCTTCTCCGCTAAGAGTTACCCCCTTTGCTGTTACCAGACCCCAAAGATTCTTATTACACTTTACTTTTTCTTGTTCTCGTGCCTCAACACCGTCTAAAGTATGCCTTAGTTTTTTAGGTACACTACCACAAGCACTTGTTCCATTAGTGTCTGGTTTCTCAGCGTTCCAATCTGAATCTCCAAACATTATTGATTTGCAATTATTCTCGTTGTTGTCCTTGTCAAACTTTCTGTACTGATAGTTAGAGTATAAAGGTCTGAAAAATAATGTTTCAGCAATCATAATCCCGTGGGTAGTTCCTTCTATTAAAAACAAACCACCTTTAATAGGGTTGCCTTTTTCATCATCCATAGCACCACTTTTAGTAGTAGTTAAAGTAGCTATCATGGGTTTTGTAGATGGAGCTTGCCCTATGAAACTCATAAGTTTTTCATTTGACATGCCCTCTAGTTTCGATATTTCGTTAGTCATTTTTTATCCTTCCACACTGTGTGTGATATTTGTTATTATAGTAGATTATATTATATTCAAGTCAAGCCAATTAGGCCCAACTTTTATTTCGGTGTCTAAGGGAACATTGAAATCACATTGAAAATAGTCCATTAGTGATTGTTTTACATTATTACATCCATCTTGAAATATGGATATCATCAGGTCTTGCTCATCAGGATGGACATCTGCAACAACGGAATCGTGTACAGTATTTATTAGCAAGCTTCTTACTTTGTTTTGTTTCATCAATTTCCAGATATTTATGCATGCCATGGGAACTATATCGCCAGTAGCAAAACCTTGAACTGGATAATTTTTAATTAGAGTGCTGTAAGTAGAGCCCCAATGAGTTCTCTCAGCGTTGGGAAAATAGTATTCTCTACCACTAGGTATGTCAACCATCTTTGTCCTTATAGCTTTTTCTTGTAGTTGAACGTGCCATTTGGCAATATCTTTATATTTTTTTAAAAATGCACTATAGTATTTTCTTTCATTTTTTGTACCACTAGTTCCGCCATACAAAGGTTTAAATGTATGTGCCTTTGCTTCTTGTCTGGTGCAACCTATGATGTCTGCAGTAAATTGATGAACATCTACACCATTCTTAATATCTTCCATGCCTTGTTTATCTTGTGCTAAAAACACTGCAGTTCTAAATTCTAATTGTGCAAAATCTACTTCAAATATTTTACCGTTTTCAAATCTAGAAATTATAATTTTTTTTATTCCACCATCTCTAGGTAAATTTTGAAAGTTGGGACTATAACTAGATAATCTTCCCGTTGCAGTAGATATTTGATTGAATGATGGATGAATCAAACCGCTAGGTCTAACACTATCTCGTAATCCTGTAACAAAAGTATTAAGTAGTTTAGAGACACCGTTAAACTTAGCTAGTGAATCAACAAACTCTTTTGTTTTTCCAACAGAGTTTTTACTAATTCTTTCCAGAGCGAATCTATCTGTCTTAAAACCACCTTCAATAACATCCATAACTCCCCTAGGTTTTTCTTTAAATCCTGCAACTGCCTCTGTTTCCACATATAATTTACCTAAACTTTTACACTTTTTACATTTGTTCATACTTTTAAAGGGTGTGCCATCTACCTTTGTGTGCCTAACTAAACCTAATCCTTGACACTCAGGACAGTCATTAGCTATTGTTTTGTAAACCCAATCCGTGTGCTTATCTATTATACCTCTAAACTCAGGGTCAGTTATATGAGGTTTTCTTTTTGCTCTTCCTGTTTCTGAATCAATGCCTATGTTAAATATACTAGACCACACATCTTTATCTTGTATCTGCCTAGAATAAATTACTTTAGATAAATCCTCACCTGAAGAAACTAAAATAGGCGTGTCACCCATTACCTCTTTTGTAATATTATCTATGTGATTTTTATGTTTGTAATATTGCTCTGTTAAATCTTTTTCTACTTTAGACAAACAATCTAAATCTAAACAGTTACCATTCATCTCCATGTCTATAATAACTTTTAAAAATCTATTAGACATCACTCTTACGGGTATGAGTTTTTTGTTATGCTGTTTATTATAATTAAATGCCTGAGCTTTATAAAGTTTGTATGTAATCTCTACGTCTTTTCTACCATACTCCTCTAACTCTTTCATTGGAATCTCATCTATATTAAAACCATCATTTGTATAGTTGGATAATATGTCTGACTTTACGGGTAAATTATTTCTTATACAAGATTCTTTAAGTGATAAAGATATTCGTTTGTGAAACTTATCAAATTTATTACCTCTTTGTAAAATGTATTCTGCTATCATGGTATCATAGAGCTCACCATCATACTTAAAGCCTACCCAATAGAGCCAACTCATATCAAATTTTAAATTATGACCTATTATTAATTTTGATTTATCAAGTATGTCTTGTATTTTTTTACGATTGTCATGTCCATTTCTATTATCTTTATGTTCAAAGAAATAGTATTCATCATTTATACCAACTGATACAAGTTTATTTTTTTCGTTATATGGACTTGGGTCCCCTTCTTGAAATGTTGTCTCTATATCTAATGTAGTTATCATTCATACCTCGATAGCAAATGATTTAAAAAACAAGGAATGTAAACATGTTCTCCTGTTAATTTATTTTTTGATAAGTAAAGTGACCTATCATAATCTAATTCAGAATCGTTAGGTTTTCCAATACCAATAATTAAATCAGCCTCTCCTGCCTTTCCTGTTTTAGAATTATCTAACCAATTAAAATCTACTTTTTGTTGATTATGTGCTTCTGCGCTAGCTTGGCTAACACCTATTACTAAAACATTTTTTCTTTTTGCCAATTCTCTTGCCTGTTTATATATTTCTTTTAATCTTTCGTGTTGTGCATCATATCTTCCAGAGATTCCAACTTTATCTAATTGGTCTATGATTATTACATCAATTTCATTTTCATCACAATAGTTATTTAAATCATCCATGGTTACTCCTACACAATCATAAACATAAACATTATGTTTTATTAGGGCCCAAAGATTTATAACTTCTTCTTTTCTTTCAATTATTTGTTCTTTTTTTATTCCTGTACAACTAGATACTAATCGTACATAAGTTTTTTTAGCAGGCTCCTCGTTGATAAACGCATGACATTTTTTCCCTTGATGTGCGAATCCACCTTCATTAGCTACTAAACTAATCCAAAAAGCTGACTTACCCGCTTCTGGTCTAGCAAATATAATTACAAAGTTCCCCGGGCCCACACCCTTAGTAGAATCTTGTAGCATACCAATGTTAAATTTAATAACACCCTCTTTGCCTTCATCTTCTAATATTTTTATTGGGTCTCCATGTACGGGTTCTATTTTAGATTCGTATTCTTTTCCTACCGTATCAATATTACTTACGAAGTTTTTGATATCTGAAAAGTCATATTTATCAGGGTTATTGACAAGTGCAAAACTTTTTTTAGTAAGTTCTTCAGCCTTTTTTTGTTTGAGTGTTAAATTAAGTATGTACTCTACTGTCTTATCATTTGGTTCTTTTACTCTGTCTAAACCAAATATTATTTCTTTATCAGATTTTAATTTAGTAAAGCCCATGCGAGAACCGTACTGTCTTTCATAAAAATCTGCTAGATATTCAGTAGATATGCTTTCACAGTCTTTATCGTTATCGTAAATGTCTTGAATACATTTATAAATATTGTGATTATAAACATCACTTAAATTATATTTTAGAAACTTATCGTAAAATTTACGATTCAATATTGACTTCAGCAAATACTTTCTTACATTACCGTTTGCCTCGGTCATATTCTTATCCTTTAATTTTAGCAAGTATGACTATTGTTTATTTTCTTCAGCCATACCGTTTACTATTTTATCTTGTATTTGAGCTTCTTTTCTTCTTATAATTATATCTATGATATCGACAAACTCTCCATGAGACCCTATTAATTTAACAAAGTTTTCATACTCTTCTTCTGACATTGCAAATCTTAATTTTGGCGAGAGTCCCAAAGGCTCATCATAAGTTCTAATAATAATTATATCCTCTTGTTTTTTAGGTTGATATTTTTTTATAATGTCTTCACAAGTTTCTGCGCTTATTCTTTGTATGTAGTATTTATTCATTTCTTAGTTCCTTTAGCCTTTCTTCCATTTCTAGTTTTATTTCATCTAACCTTGAATCATCTTCCTCGATTAAAGCCGGTAACGGCTCTATCTTGATTTGATTTTTTTCTTCATTATAAGTTTTAAAATTATAACTACAACCATTAATTAATAATAAAGATAATAAAATATATTTAATCAATACGACCACCCCCTTTTCTTAAATACTTTATCTACCCTTTGCCTCTCCATTTTTACAAACTCTCTTTCTACTGTTCTCTTCATATTTATTGCAGAGCCATGATTATCAAAGTCTTCAATTTTGTATTTATTTATTTTACTTTTCATTGTATCAAAAACAAATTTAGGTACTTCCAAATTAAATTTATCACCAATATTTTTTACGGTAATAAAATCTCTAGCTTTATAGTCGTAACTATTTTCATCTATTCTAACACGGCCCCCTCTTGTACCCAATTACTTTCTCCTTTTTCTTCTTGCTCTACGTTTTTTACTTCCTATTTTCCTACGGCCTTTGTGTCTTTTCTTTTTTAAAATACTACCCATGAAACACAAATATATAGGCAAAGAAAGAAATCACAATAAATATTACTGCCAATAAAACTATGAAATCATCCTGCATATTTTTCCTTTCCACTCTTTCATCTTGTCATCTTCAAAGTATTTTAAATCTTCATCTATCATCCAGATGTAAGGATTTACCTTTGATTCTAATTTATTTTTGATACTAAAACATTTGTCAGTTGCGTCTCTGTCTAAACAAATAACAACATTATCTGCACTGTTAGCTATGTGTTCTACAAAACTATCTTGTAAACTAGTACCCATTAAAGCTATCCCTGTGAATCCACACTTAACTTCTATTGCGCATGCGCTAACACAATCCTCTACGATAATAGCTATTTCTTTGTTGTTCCCTGTAATAAAAGGGACATCTGATTGTCCGTACTTAAACCACTTAGGAGTAAAATTTCCGTATGCTCTACCTATGGCATTGACAACTTCACCTTCACTTTCTATTAGAAACACAACTCGCTCCTGTTTTACATCATACATAATTCTAGCGTTAGTGTTGGTAATTCCGTACATATCTAAAAAAGCCCTAGCTTTTGGATGCACTGCATAATTGACAAAGCTTTTTGGCATAATAAATTTATGATTATGAAAATTCTCTGTGGTATCAAAAAAATCATCTATATCTTTTCTAGAGAATCCATCTGATTGTATACCTTTTGCATCACAGTTAGCATGAAAACAATTCCATAATATCTTTCCATTGTCATTGGTAACTTCAAATGTTTTTCTATTTAAACAAAAGGGACAATCTATTCTTAGCTTGCCCTGAACATCTAGCTCCTTAACTACTTGTAATTGATATTTATAATCCATTTGACAAAATTAAAATCTGTGGTATAATATTAATGTCCTCCCCACCCTTACATACTGTATTACCACGAGCCCGAATCTTCATCATCATCTTTCTTTTCTGCTGTCATAAGCACATAAAAAAATACAAACAATAAAATTAAAACTGAAATTATTATTATAGATGTACTACTCATGCGTTGTTTAACTCTTTTCTATCTCTTATATCTACCAACTGTGCAGGGAGATTTTCTACCATTAATTTAGTAGTTATGCCCTCAAAGGGGTATACGTCTTGAGCATGCTCTGGAGACTTAGCTTTTACAATATATGTTCTGATACATGTTTCTTTAACTCTAACCACATAATCTTTTAAAGTTTCTTTCAATTATTACCCTTTCTTTTTATTTCTAATAATATTTTTATAAATAGTTTTTGCATATCTGTTAATCCTTCTAAGTCTTTATCAGTTATTATCATTAGAACCTCACATCCTTTATCTTTTTCCACCATGGTTCTTCTACTTTAATACCTTGAATCCACTGATTTAATTCTATTTTTAACTCTGAATTAGATGACACATCAAATCCAACTAGCTCCCATGCTATTCTTTCTTCTGCTAAACATAACATCAAAGCACACCCTTTAGTAATTTTTTTATTTTTTACCTTAGATTCAATCTCATCCATAAATTTTTCTGCTTCATCTTGAAGCCAATGCTTTACTGCACCCATTATCTATTCTTTTCAAACAGCTTTATCTTTTGTGCTACTGCATCTCTAGTAGGGCAAGTCTTAAAAAGAAATAAAAATTCATGTTTGTTTCCTATAGCTTGAGTATTATAGGGAAAAGGCTCCCTAGTATTTTTAAATGTCTTACAGTGATATTCATTAAATAAATAAAATTCTGATATTTGTTCGTTTACTAACA